GTAGTTACTAATGGTGATATACCTTCAGCTGTGACTCCAATGATTACTGTTTTACCTTGTAGATCAGGTAATTGTTCTCCATATTGATATCTTTCAAAAGTATTAGTCCAATCTACATATATCGAACCAGTATAATCTGTAACTACGGGTTCATATGGTGGTATTCTCATGTTCTCTATACCTGTTTCTTCTACTTTCATTGTATATGATTTCTTATCAGCCATGACTCGAACAATTTCCATACCAAAACTCGGATATAGTTTATTCTCTACTGAAATAACTAATGGTATTCTTCGAACTGAACCATCGACTTCAGGAGATGACGATAACATGCCAGCCCCATCAGAGCTTTTTGAGAAAATATTATTTACAACTGACTTGTACTTATATGCAAAGGTATTAGCATCACCATTACCAAGAGTTGCTGTTCCTACATGAGGTGCTATACTTTCTAAACCCTTAGAAGAAGATGTACTGGCTAATACAATACCATTATCTTTTATCCATGAAGCGAATACTTCATCTCCACCGAATCTATCTACATCAGCGAACATTGTAGTGAATCCGATAATACCAGCGTTACTATTTCTTAAATCAGATATTAATTGAGCGAACTGTTGTCTAGGAAATGGCCATTGACCGAATGTCTCTAAAGATTTTTCTCCGATATCAATAAGAACTATTGATTCGTTTTGTACTAGTTCTTCTGACTTTTGATAATAATCAAAATTGATTACTCTGAGTTGTTCTACTATACTTGGGTCATATATTCTTAGACTGACTAAACCTATAAGAACTATGATACAAGACCATATTGAAGTAAGTTTCATTGTTGTGTAACACTAATTGTACAACCGCCGACAGTTACACAATTTTGTGATAAAGTATATGATTGATTAGTACTACCTTTTTGAACTAAAGTTAAGTCTGTTGGTTGTGAACCTAGTAATGAAACTGTTGCTGTATGAGCTCCATTGTCTCTTTGATTAACAGATACATCATTACCATCTGAATTTCTAATTGTAAGATTAAGTGTTTTATTACCGTTCTGTGCTTGTCTAGCATATACTTCGTTATCGTCTGAATATATACCAATATACATATTATGTTGAATCCCGTTTGTATCCATTTTTTGACTTCCAATAACTGTATTATCGTCACCATGAATATCTAATCTAACAAAGTTACCACCAGGTTCATTGCTATCATAGTCCCATGTCGGACTTGTACTATCGTTGAGAGAATATCCTTGTCCAAACTTAACTACATTATCATCACCCCAAATATGAAACTGAAAATCATTTGCATTACAGTTTGAAGATAGTGAACATTTTTGACGAATATCAATTTCATTTCTTAGTCCATCTAAATCACCACCCCAGGAATATCCGGATCCCCATGCATCAGTATAACCTATATAGTTTTTATTACCTAATTGTAATAAATTTACTGTATTATCATTATGATCAAACGAAAATCTGATCGTATTTTCATATCCTATCTGATCAATATTAAGACTTAGATTATCACTAGAATTAACTTGATCTAGATGTATATGATTATGTGTATCATCAGCCAGACTGTTTAATGATAATAACGACACTATCGCCGTCATTAACAATGATTGAATTTTTAACACCTTCATTTTCACTCTCTATATTTACACTCGACTCAATTGGTACTCTTATATCTATGATTCCATTTACCTCTCTATAAAACCATATCTGACCTTGTGAATTATCTATAATTGTATTGTACTGAGTTGTCTTATCAAACCCTAAAGTTGTACCAACTATATTTCCAGAAGTATCACCAGCACCAGCTTTGTCTCTTTGTTTTTGTTTAACTATATTTATTTCTTCAAACAGTTTAAGAACATCTTGAAGAAAATCGACATCTAATAAGTCCATATCTAACTCATTAAAATCTAAGTCTTCTTCACCTTCGTCCCAATCTTCTTTTAAATAATCTATATCTAAATCATTAAAATCTAAAATACTGTCGTTACTATCATCGCGATCATCAGTTTCATCATCTTGAGCCTCTGTTACGACTTTAGGTGGTGAAACAATAAACATATTATCTATTGAATCTAAATCCATAAGATTGTCTAACACTACAGGTTGTATTGGTGGTGTCGATAAACTTGACACCATTGTAGCCTGAAATGCTTCATTCAAAACAACTACGCCACCCTCATTCGTAACTGTTATTTCTCCAGACGGACTACAATCTCCGTCTACTGTACATTCTGTTTCAGGTAAAAGAATCACTAAACTTCTACCAAGTTCATCAACACTTGTTGTAAAACTTGTCCCTCTAACACCAATCGTTGCCGTAGGTGTTGTGATTACAATATTTTCTTTAGGCACTAAACCTAATCTACCTGTAGTAAATCTAGCTGTTCCCGATACAAACTTCATAGTCATCTTTGACTTCGAAGGATCAGGATCAAAATAATATTCGTCTATAACTACTTCTGTATGCTCAGTAAGTTTGAGGTTAGTGTCATCAATAAACTTGATGTTCATTCTTCCTTTGGCGGTTTCTATTGAATCTTTGAAGAATATATCTTCTCCGATCCCACCTAATACTGTCTCACCAGTATTTCTTACTATACCCGAACTACCATTGTGTTCAGTTATATCACCTATATCATTAGCATTTACAAAAGCAGTAAATAGACAAAGATTAATCCCCAGTATCTTTTTGAGTAATTGTAATCGTAGCATTTTCACTATCAAAATCCGCTATCAGTTCACTATGACATGAACTTATTCCACCTGGACAAGTTCCGGAACTTTGTATAATATCAATATTACCACTAGATTGAACTAGTTCTAAATCAATTTTATGATAAGCACCATCAGTCTGATTTGTATTAACATCATTAGAACTACCTGTAACATCTACATCATATCTAGCATCGTCAACTTCGATAACAGTTGTAAATACATTAGAACTACCTGTAACATCTAAATCGAAATCTAGTCTTTCAGATGACTGAGAAGCACCCCAATCTAAATTCATAGTATTTGAACTACCTGACCAAGTTGCTAATAAGTTTGATGAATCGGCTGATCCTGAAGCTCCAATAGTCTGATCCCAAATATTACTACTACCTGTCATATTGACACTATAAGTAGATTGATCAAGAATCATAGGACCATAGATTTGGTTTAAGTTACCAATCATATCCATGTTAATATTATTAGTTGTACCTGTAATTACCATTGCTGTACCACAAAGTCCACTAGATATAGTTCCACAGATTTTGTTACCATAACCAATCTGATCAATCGTTAATGTAAGAGTATCACCGGTCTGATCAAGTTTGATAACATTATCAGTTGTTGCTTCAGCTAATAATATAGCAGGTGTGAATAATACTAATGCTAAAAGTTTATTTAACATTTTCATTTTTTTCTTCCTCGTTATTATTATTTTCTTCTTCGGTGACATTTGGCCATTGAATAGTCCAAAATTCTCTTTTATCACCTTGAAGTATTAATTCGTAAACAGCCGCTTCGATCGCTGATCGAACACTTCTGGTTACACTCTCATTCTCGGTCATTCCGTCTTCAACTTCTACTAGTTGAGTATCCATCTCAACGAATTTAAAAACATCAAATCCTTCAGCGACCGATAAAATAGTCTTTGATGTTTGTACATTTAATAATATTTCACCTGTTAATGTACTAACAGCTCTTAGATGAATTACGACAATATCTCTGCGATAAGCTTGTTGAGCTCCTATGCCTAGATATCTAGCACCTCTTCCACCAGTTTCAATATTGGTATCATACCCAATAATTCCACCTTCTAAAATAATTCCAGCGAACAACAATGGAGCTAACTTTGTCTCATCTTGATAAGCTTCTCTTGTTGATCTTACTATAGACCTTTCTCTAGTTAAGTGATCTATACCGACTCTCTCAACTACTCTAAACCACTCTCCGTTACCAGCTGTCTTCAACGCGTCTATTAACATTGTCTCACTACCTTGAGATACAGCTGTACTAAACATAGCAGCGTCACCTTTTTGTTTTCTCTGACCAGTTTTATCTAAAAACTTATATACTGCTATAATAGGTTTTTCTGTAGCTGGTGGTAGATTTAATAATTTTTGGTGTGTAGGTAATTCTACTGTTGTAGGTTCTTCTGAACACTCAACAAATTTAGAACAGTTGGTATCGTGTATACCTTTAACACTTACCATAGAGGCACAACTACTTAATAATAGTAGGCCAATAACACCCATTCCTAACTTGAAATTCACTTAGCCTCCGAACTGACCATTACCGATAGGTATAGTTATAACTGTCTCTGTTCCATCTTCGGCTACAATCGTTAGTACAATAACTTCATCACCTATCACACAACCTTCCATTGTCGCTGTGTTACATTGAGTTTTCTGGTAAGTAATAGTATTACCTTCTAGTGCAAAACTACCGAATGTAGCTTGTACACATGCTGGGTCTATTGTTAAATCACATTGTTTAAATAATGACTCTACTAACTGTTTTGAGAGTTGTGAATATATTCTACTTTCTAAATTCCTCATGAACTTAGCCATTGTAGTATTTTCTTCTTCTCTCTGAGCAGCTAATAAAGCTGACTCTATATCTTTTTCTATAGCGTCTCGTCTTGATTTCTCTTGGTTTTCTATAGTAAGATAATGTGCTGATGTACCTATACCACTGAAACTTGGATTTTTAAATTTATGTGTTAGTTCATCAGCTTTGATCTGTGAAACAAAAAATACACTTAATAAAACCCATCCAATAAATAATAATTCTCTATCTCTTTTTAACTTCATTCTTCTTTTCAGCTAAAGCTTCTTTTTCCTCAGCATCCTCTATAATCTTTTGTCGTTCACGATATTCTAATACTACTTTAACCTTCTGTTGAAGGCGTATCATATCGTTATCTAACATTCGATTAGCATCTATACATTTAATAAGAGCGAAATGCATAGTTTCTAATTCAGGTTCTAATTTATCAGTTATGTATTTCCATACGAAATATATAAAATAACCCATACCTAGAGCCATAATAACAGGGAACCCGAATTCACTTATCGCTTGTGATAAAGCATCCATCCCGTCCACTAGTCTCTCCTCACATCAAGCTTTACGTTCTGAGGTATACCCTTTTCGTTTGTTCTATAATTCTCAGCTCGAGCTATTCTATCTATGTCAGGTGTTAAATCTAAAGCACTACCTACTAATAAATCAATTTTTATCAATTCATTACTACCAACTCTGGCTCGATCTTCTAACATTTTACAAAAACCTGTTAATGTTTTGATATCGTCAATCACTCCGTCTAAAATTTGTTTTAAAACCAGAAAAATGAAAAATCCCATCACTAATGCTCCAGCTATTGGTGCTCCGACCTCTGCGATCAGTCCTAATATGTCCATACTGTAATCTCCATTACTATACTAGTATTTATAAAAAAAGAGAGACACAGGTGCCTCTCTTTTCGGTTTTATTTAATAAATTTAGATAGAGAATGATTCACCACAACCACAATAGGCTGTAGCGTTAGGATTTATGAATGTAAAACCTTCATTGATACCCTGATATTGATAGTCTAGTTGCATACCATGTAAATAACTTACTGATGCTTGGTTTGTCCAGATACTAAAAGCTCCATAATCTACTTCTAGATCATCTTCTTCTGGTTGACCCTTTAAAAAGTCAAACACATAAGCGAAACCATTACAACCACTACCTTTAACTCCTACTCGAATGTTTCTATTATCTTCTTTTGAAGTCTTCTCTTGAAGCTTAACAATCGCTTCGTCTGTCAACTCGAGGATCATCCTTCTTTGTGGATAGTCCAAAGTCCATAAACTAAAGCGGGCCAAGCCAATAATTTGACTACAGGCGCTGCGACTAAGACTAATAGAGATAATCCTACTATTGTCATGCCGTCCCATGATGTTCTTTCGGCTAATCTAGCCTTAATGAAATCTATCATATTTACTCCTTTTTTAGGTTTGCTATAGTATTTATAACACTAAGGTGTAGAAACAGGCCAAATTTCACGGTTTTTGTATGTTTCTAATATGGTTTTTGTAGGACTACCTTTTGATATTTCTTCGATACCGTTGAGTCCTGGGTTGGCGTTTATTTCTAAACAATATGGTAATTCGTTCTCTCGATCAGCTGAAGGTATTAAATCAACACCTACTAATCGACCACCGAATTCTTCTGCGATTCTAATTGATTCTGTTGTCTCAAGTTCTGTTAGTTCTAGTGATTCAGTATCAGCACCCATTGAAGCGTTACTTCTAACATCTTCACTCATAACAATTCTTTTCATAGCTGCTATAACTTTACCTTCACAAACTAATACTCTAATATCCCAATCAGTTTTAATATATTCTTGTATTATAATCGGTAAATATTTATTGTATAATAAAGTCATTTGAACTAAAGCTTTTAATGATCTTAGACTTTCGACTACTACAACACCGACACCTGTTTGTGTACCTGTAGATGATTTTAATATTACAGGAAAGTCTGTTTTTAATTTATTAAATGATTCTTCTACTGTTTCAGAATGTGTTATAGCTACTGTTTTAGGTGTTCTAATCTTATGATGTAAGAATTTAAGATAACTCATATACTTACTATTACATTGATCAAAACATTTCATTGAGTTTAAAACAAAATATCCTTCTAATTCTAACATTGACATCATATCATACCAGTTTCTACTACCCGTAAATCCTAAGGTACCGATACCTCTAGGCATTACAATAGTATTCGCTGGGTCAATCTTTATTGGTTTTTGATATTTCACATTACCTTTAGAATCTGGTAATTGTACTGCCGCGTCTTTATCGAATGTGAAAGCTTTTAGTGTATGACCTGTTGAAGATTTATCAATTTCTAAACCAACAAAGTCAGCCATGTGTACTTTGATATCTAAATTGTTAGCTATATCTTGTAGTAGTTTACTACCGCTGTCACCGGGATCACTTTTAGTATCACGAACTGTAGCTTCTGAATGAGTTAAAAGAAGTATATTATATGGTTTTATATCTTCATTTAAGTTTACAAACTCTTTAAGACTTTTCATTTAATTTATTCTCAATTTCTTCTATTCTTTTCATCATTAGTGGATAGTCAGCTTCGAACTTTGATTGTTTTTTAACTAATTCTATATTGTATTTATCTGACAAATATTCCATGAATTTTTCTAACTTCATCTGAAACCAGATTCCTGAATTAGTTGTTCGAAACCAATTGTAAAAACTAGAACCAATGATTGTTGAAAGAATACTCTTAAGTGATAATATAAGAAGAAAGTACATTATGAATTCTCAAGTTTTTGATCATTCTCTAAATGTAATATGTAATCATCAATATTATGATCAGCTACTAAATCTAATCTACCTTTCAAAATAGTTTTTAATAATGACCAACCTTTGTCACGAATTCTTTCAGAACTCCATCTACCTAATTGAGTAACTTTACCTGTAGATTTAATATAATAACAATCACCTGTATGTCTCCAACGAAGTACTGTTGGAACACATGGAACTACATCATTATTATTAACAAATCTTTGATGATTTAAATTAGTATCACACCATTTACTGAATAAAGGACCACCGGCTCTTGGAGATCCATATGTAAATAATGTATCAATATTATGACCGTCTTTATATTCTAATCTTTGTGCTAGAATAGTTGACATCGCTCCACCTAGTGAATGACCACAGGCCCATAAGTATTTATTCTTACCTACTCGATCCAGTAGTGATTCTACTTTATCATAGACTTTATCTACTTCTTCTTTAAACCCTTGATGAATTTTATTACCTGTTACTGAATCAGATTTAAATATTTCTAAATCAGCGTAGATATCATTTAGTTCAGTCGGTTCAGTACCTCGACAAGCTATAGTTACATCATGTTTATTACTGAAAACATAAGTCTGAGCTCCGTCTTCGTCTACTAAATCTGTTTTTGTGAATCCTAATAGTTTAGCACTGGCACGTGCTTCTTTAATGTCTTTATAAGCTATTCCAGCTAATTTGGCAAACAATACTCTCTTTTGTTTATACGATAAGTCATTTATCATCTTAACCTCTCTTATTTGGCTACTCCAATATTGTATTTAGCAACTAGAGACCATTCGTTTTTTTCTTTGTGTGGTAAAACTTTTATCTGACTCATTGGTGCTAGAGGTGTAGATGCTTGAGATGGTTTGACAATTTTGAGTAGTTTCCATTCTTCTAACAATCTAGCTATCGCGTTTCTACGAGCTATATCATTTTCTGAAATTGATGAGTCTTTTCCATCTAGAGCGAACAGTTCTTTGAAATGTACAAGGTAGTATTTACTTCTTTTGTGAAGTATATGACATGATTGATATAGCGTTCTATCTTTTCTAGAAGCTACTCCTATTCTTGTCAATGTTTCTCTAATTTTGAGGAAATCATCATTTTCTTCAAACGATATTTCTAACATATTGTCTATGTCATAACTCATCTCACTCCACCTTTATTCATTCTTGTTTTCAGAATCCCGATTTCTCTTTTACTCAAAATAGTTAAATATTCTTCTGCCTTCTCTCGGGATACTGTATAGTAATCCATAACGATTTTCAAATCGTCAGCTAATTCTGGTTTACTCCATTTAGCAAACCTTTTTCGTTTTCTAATAGTATTTAGTAAATAATGATATTGTAACTTATGAGAAACGTCAAATCTCTGATTCATTTCATTCGCGTATAATAAACAATCTTGATGATAAGATAGTGATCTGTTAACTAGAAAGGGAGCGTACTCTCTCTCATTAAGATCAGTCATAATGTCTTTTTTAGAATAGGTTAGTGAATTTACAAACTCAAACGGGTTCATGATACTCCCACGGAAATACGATCCAGGAGCCATCAGTTTCATGAGAATAAACTATATCAGTAGCATTCTCTTTACCGAACAAACAATATCCTAGTACTCTAGGCATTGGTGAAGGTTTGTTTCTTGATTTTTTAACAAAGTCTATGACTTTATTCATTGTGTGTCCTGTGTCGTATATATCATCTACGATTAAATAAGTTTGTCCGTCAGCGTATTCTCTTATATTTACTGACTCTGTAGCGTTATGAATCCAATAAGGTTCTTCGTCTGAACCATCTCTAGTCTGAAATCCTACAATAGACATTGGTATATCTTTGATGTTTGAAACTAGAGTAGCCATTCCAAGACTACCTCTGTATACACCTATAACATGATCACAATTAATCCAGTCTATCGCTCTCATATCTTTCGCGTAATCTTTCCAAGTATAATATGTTTTATTATCTTTAGTCTTCATAATCATCATCACTTAATAGTTGATCACGAATTGTTTCTAGTAAATCTAATAACGCTTCTTTTTCGTCTTGATCTTTACTAGTATCAATTTCTACATTTATATTTATCTTCATACATCTAATCTCGTTGGCCAATACTCTGGTACTTTCTGTGGTGCTCTTTGTCGAGGTAACCATCTTGTTACAAATTCATCATAGTTTGATATTGTAGAAAGACCTGTTTCGTCATGTAGACTTTCTTGTCTTCTATTAATCTCGTCCATGAAATGTTGAACAGTATTCATAACCCAATACCAAACTAATAATCTATAAGCGTCTTCACCACCAGGTCTGATAAACTTACGATCTTTTTCTACATTATGAACTGACCATTTAGTTGATTCATTAATAATAAAATCTGAATCAGTAACACCATACTCAGCGAAAGCTTCTCTGTGATCATTTATAATATCATCAATCACAGGTTTCAAATCGTTTTGTACAATGTCTGATAATAATCTCTTAGTTCTGAATGGAGCTTCTAGTGTAATCTGATTATAATTCTTATCTCTGTATCTTGAAAAGAACCAAGATGAAGCGTGTGAACTTGAATCATAAGATAAGTTCTCTATATAATCAAAGTAATCAGGTGAAATAATAAAAGGCATCAACGCGTTCGGATTACCGACTCCAAGTAAGTGAATATTCTTTCTTAATGAATCAGGTACTTGATATTCTCTAGAAGAATAGATCATTTCCATTCTATGAGCGAAATGATTACCATTACATTGAGAACCTAAACAAATACCTGTACACATTTGTTCTATTTCTTCATCATCTAAACCTTGACATATTGTTTCAATATACTGTCTCCATGAGTCTACATCTTGACCTTGTGATATCAACATAACTTTAGTTGAAGAACCCATTTCTTTGAATACTTCTATCTGTCTTTTTACATTATCTCTAGTCGCTTCAGCCGTCTTAATAACATCATCACGAACAAATCTACGACCTGTTAACGCTGCTTTCATAGAATTACCACCTGTCTGAGTAAGATCATACTCAATCGGTATTTCATCAAATATCATAGCGACATCTGAATACTGAGCTTGATGTCTGTAGATAGCGTCTCTTGTCTCAGCGTTATTCTTAGTCGGTGTTCTCGCTAGTTGTAAACCACCAGAGTCAGCGAAGATTCTATGCCACGAATCACCCATTGTTTCATTCATAGTTATACCATGTCTTCTTTCAGTTAGAGCGTTAAACAAGATAGACATATTTTGATCGTCATACTTGTTATTCATATCATTAATCTTATTGTTCATATGATGAATATACGGTGCCGCTACTTTAGGATTGTAATAGAGATCATCAATCCCCATAGTCAATCCTGAAATTACATATTCAAAGTTCATCGGTTAGTCGCTAATTGCATGAATTCATTTCTTAATCTTGAATCTTCAAAGAACGCTCCACCTAATTTAGAAGTTGTCATACCTGAGTTTTGATCTCCAATACCTCTAGACTTAACACATAAATGTTCAGCTTCTACTAATACTGCTATATCATCTGTACCTAGTACATATTGTAAAGAGTAATATATCTGTTCATTCAATCTTTCTTGAACTTGAGGTCTTCTCGCGAAGAAATTAACAATTCTGTTCAACTTTGAAAGACCTATCACTTTACCATTCGGAATGTAAGCTACTTGAGCCATACCATTAAAGTTCACAAAATGATGTTCACATAATGAATGAAATGTAATATCTTTTTGTATTACCATTGAATTATAGTTCATCTTATTATCAAATACTGATATCTTCGGAAATCTATTATAAGATAATCCTGAACATATTTCTTTCACATACATCTTCGCGACTCTATCTGCTGTACCACCGATTGAATCGTCTTCTCTATCAAGACCTAATACATCAATAACAACTTCCATGTTATCTCTAATTAACTCTATCTTTTCAGTCTCGTTTAACTTACTTTCTTTTATTGGTGTTTCTACACCTTTCATAATCAAATAGTCTCTGACTTCTTGACCTAATAATTTATCTGTTTTCATAAATTGTTTCTCCGTTATAATTTATATTTGTCTAATTCAAAATACCTCGGACTTTTGTCCAAAGCATTAATGATATCTGTATCTTCTTTACCTCTATAACCACCGTTATAGATTGATGCTAATACGTCTTCTAACCATGAAGAATCCCATGGATTCTTCTTCCAATACCCTTCGGTATCTATTCCATTGTTTTCAAGTGAAACCCATTTTCTAAAACAAGCTTTACATTGACCACAATGTTGTTCTTCACCTTCGTAACAAGAATAAGATGTAAGTAGATATTTCATCATACCACCTTGATCTAAATAATCTGTTACAAGTTCAGTCTTAGTCTTATCCTTGAAAGGAGAACTAATACTAAACTTTCTTTCTTCTGTCCAATGTTGAGCCTGCCACATATGATTCAACAAGTCTTCCATTCTTGTATAGAATTTCTCGTCTTTATCATATGATCTGTCTCCATGTACAGAACCCAACCAAATAGTTTCTCCAAAGTGTGAAGCTAATAATGTTAAGTGAGCGTTTCTGTTTGGAATTATTGCATCATCTCTCTCAAAAATACCCAAGTCTATTACTTCATCTAGATTAACTAATTTAGATGTATCTATTCCAATAGAATCAAAAGTAGCTCTTTCAGTTCTATCGTAATTCGAATTCATACTAATGTTCAAAAGAACATCAGGTTTCATTAGATAGTTTATTATAAGACTATCTTGACCACCACTAAAGAGAAGTACAGATTTATTTCTGACTTGTTCTTTACTGTTTGTTATCATTTTCATATTTCTTTCCTTAGTCTATAGAATTTACATACTCCATAAACACTTAATGAAAACCAAAATACTTCAATCACCATACTAGCTAAATTCCAACTGTATAATAAACTTACAGTTACTAGTATAGCTACAATCATGTTATTAAAACTGTACCAAAATCCTTTCGGATCTATTCTATCAAATTGTAGTAGAGCGTAAGTACTAATTAGTAATACTACTCCTATCAATCCTATTATGTCTGGTATTCCTATCATATTATGTCCCTATCTGATTACCAAAGATATAACAATGTACTCTCGCTGATACGTTATACCCTCTCTCCATTGTTTGTATTGTAATTTCTTTCGCGAGTTCATCTTGAGATTCTTCTGTTGCACCTACAGGCATAATCCATATAGGATACATAACACCGGCGTCTCTAAACTTGACTATCGATTCTTCAATCTCATTCCAAGAAGCGTCACTACCATTACATACGAATTTTAGTTGTCCTGTACCATCTGATAAATCATAGTATTCTTTTACAATCTCAGGACATACAGCGTCTTTCTCACCACTTGTATTAAACATTTTCGGACTAACTGAAAAGAAATATTCAACATGATCTTTAAACTGCATTAGATAATTTTGTAAGTCAGGTTCAAGAGGTCTTGTACCATTTGTTTCCCAAGTAATGTATTTAAATCTTTTACCTGGTCCGAACAATCTATCCATTTCATCTAGAATCTTTACTGTTTTCTTCTGAGCCGCTTTCATTAAAGGTTCACCACCAGTAAAAGCTATGTGAGTATTTTCGTCATACATTTGATCAAAAAGTTTCTTCGCGACTTCTTCTTCTGTTTCTTTCTTTTGTATCTTCGCGAACTTCTTACTCCAAGAATAAGATGAATCACAACCATATTTCCATACAGGTAAATCTTCTACATTCTTAACTTCAATTATATCAAAATCTTTATATGGTAATTTGTATGTAGAAGGGTCTGTCGGATCATCTTGTCCGAAACCATTACATTCTAAATTACAACCAAAGAATCTTAACCAAGTTGTCGGTACACCTGTATAGTGACCTTCACCTTGAATACTTTTAAAAATTTCCGAATACAGCACTGTTCGCTCCATGTTCGAATACTCGAACTGATTTTACTTTAACTCTATCGTCTGAGAGTTCTCTTTCACAAAAGTTATATACATATTTAGCGAAAGCTTCACACCCTACATTATCCATTAGTCTAAGTTCAATTAACTTAGCTCTTGATAAGTCACGAAAATATTCAATCTGAGGATCATCAGCCGCTACTACTGTTTTATGATCAAACACTTCTTTCAACATCTTTTTCAATACACCAAGATCACCGAAATCTATTACCCAATTTCTATCGTCTAGTTTATCAGATTCAAATGTTATCTCGAACCCTAATGCATAACCATGAATAAGATTACAATGAGAGTCAGCTCTCCATTGTCTAAATGCACATGAATGACCTGTCTCATTACCATATGTCTTTATTACTTGATACTTCAATTTAATTTACACTCCATCATTAATTCAGTCATACATGCTACCATGTTGACTTCTTGATCAGCGACAAACGCTGATTTATATGTATAATCACTCAAGATGATGATTGCTTGAGGTATACTACTATTCTCCATTCTAGTGAACAACGCGTCATATATTTTTCTATATATCGCTTGAGGATCATTATGTATATTTAGCGCTACCCATTTTCTCATTTTTGAGAATTCTTTATCACGAATAAAACTTAATACTTCACTTAATGATTCATCATCTAAGTTCGCTAGAACACCACTATCAATTTTTCCAGAAGCTGAATACTTTTGTAATTCGTTTAGTACTCGTCTAAAGTCCGGAAAGAACTTCTGAACTAATTGTACAACTACTTGTTCATTGTATTCAATATTTTCTGTTTTAAGAATATATAATATTCTTTCAAAGATACCACCTGCTATAGAAGGTTTTTGACTTGATTCAATCGTAAAATCTACAACACTACATCTTGAATGTAGAGGTTCTATAATTCTATTCTTGTAATTACAAGTGAATATGAATCTACAGTTCTTAGAATATTCTTCTATGAAACCTCTCATTGCTGGTTGTGTTGACTGAGGATTTAGATAATCTGCCTCGTCTAGAATTACAATCTTAGGGCCACCACCCAATGATACTGTAGACGCGAACTGTTTGATTTTAACTCTAAGAGTATCAATGTTTCTTTCTTCTGAACCATTGATCATCACATAGTCTGCATCTAATTCATTACATAAAGCTTTCGCGACCGTAGTTTTACCTACACCCGCTGTACCACATAAGAGTAGATTTGGTATTTCTTTGTTGTTTACGAAATCCTGAAATATCTTCTTTGTATCTGTTGGTAAGATACATTCATCTATACTTCGAGGTCTGTATTTTTCAACCCATAAAAAATCTTCTTTCATTACTAAGATTCATTGTAAGTTGAATCAGGTTCTAGAGCGATAAAATATTCTACTGCTAAATCCCTATTAGTAAAGTGAGCGATTCCTTTTGATGATACAAAGACTGTGTAATTACCACTTAGAACTTTAATGTTTTCCATTCTTAGAAACATTTCAAAAGTTGAACCATTACCTTGGGCTACTGTTCTACTATAGACATTTGATGTCGCGTTCTTTTTGTCTTTAACTGTTAATTGAACTGTCGTACCGTCACTAGAAAGAACCATATCGGGCAATGATAGTACCGAAGACGCTTTGAGTAAAGCATTGAGTACATCATCATCAAGATCAAAAGTGATCTCAGGATCTGGCATTGTAATATCTTTCTGTGGTGATATAACCATTTGTGGGTCAGCGTAATAGTAAGTTACAGAATTATCTCCTTCTACAACATTCACAGATTCACCATTGAACTCAAAATCAGGTGTATCGAATAAAGATACTGCTCCTAGATATTCTGATAAATCGTATATTGAATGTTCTTTATCAAAGGTTTCGTCTACGACTGCCTTCGCGAAGATATTCTTCATAGCTGATACAGTTGTTAATTCATTACCGGACTTAACTGTAATCCCGGAATTAATCGTTGAAAAATTATTCAACAATTTTAGTGTGTTATCACTTAGTTTCATTTGATTCACTTTCTCCATTATTTAAATCATGCACATGAAGTGCTATTATACCATAATGTAAAACTTTCAATAAGTCTTTACGATTATAGCCATCTTTTTTACCATAGCGTTGGGCATATTTGAGAATGTTTCCGATACAGAATCCTTCTCCATGTCCACCATCTATTATAAATTCAGTTGCTTGAAAATTATTCTTAGAATAATGTTCTCCATAAGTAGATTTAATATACATATCAAGTTCATTGATAATTCTATCTTCTGAATACTTGAAATTAATCTTATCTTTTTTGTTAAACATTTTCAAACTCATATATCTATTATACTACCTTTTGCTGTCCTGTCAAGTTTCTTTCTATCATATTTTGTTTTATCTTTATGAACTTGAGTAACACCATGTTTCGGTGTCTTCTTATGTTCTTTTACTTTAGGCTCAGGTTTACCGAAGATTTTTTCCCATTGATCTTGATAAGCTCCTTCTTTTTCAGGTCTTCTCTTAGAACCTTTACCACCGT